CTAATGAATGTCTGCTAAGATACCTCGTACTTCTGCATGGTGTTTTTCTTTCATCTTTTCAAACTGGTGGGCATAGACTTTCAAAGTTATCAAAATAGTTTTATGTCCTAGCAGTTTAGAGATACTTGCAACTGGGACTTCCTTGAAAATGAGATAAGAAGCATATGTGTGTCTTAAAGTATGTGGATGGACATCTCTTTTTACCATTCTTTTCAGAGCAGTATTTGTGGCTCTATTTGACGCTCCGAATAAGATACGACCCTCTTCATTCTCTTTCCAGTAATGCTCTTTAAAATTGAGTAAATGCTTAGCGACGTTATCATTGAAGGGGATCTCTCTTACAGATTGTTCATTTTTTGTAGCACTAAAATCTTGTGAGTCAGAATAGTCCCAGGTGTTAACAACTATAAAGACTTGTCTTTCAAAGTCAATATCATCCCAAGTCAACCCCATAGCTTCAGCAAACCTCATTCCACTAACCGCCAAAATATAGAGTGTCATGTGTGAGATATATTGAGGGTTCTCTTGCGTTTTTGAGATGACGTAGAGGTATTCATCCTCTTCAAGATAACTTTCAGCCTCTGGCTTTTTTTCTTTCTTAGATTTAACCACAGCCCCTTCCGTGAAATTCGATGGAATGAGCTGATCACGGACAGCGATTTTGACAGCTGATTTAATATGATAGTGTGTCCGCTCAATAGTGTCTTGTGCGTACTTGGAGCCAAACCGGTTTAAAAATTCTTGGTAGCGTACAGGGGACATCTCTTTCAGTTTAATGTGACCAAAATACTTGCTGATGTGCTTTCGGGTTTGTTCGTAGGAATTCCATGTTTTTTTAACAACGTGTGGTTTTTTGTATAGCTCTGCCCAAGCCATGTAGTAGTCAAGCAGTGTGACATCATTATTTGACATGGGAGAAGTTCGAAGTTCGACTTCTTTTTCTTGCCCAGCTGCTCTTGCTTGTGCTTTGGTCTTGAAGCCACCGCAAGTCGCTTCATGCCTTTCCCCGAGACTGTCACGATAAACAACGCGGTACTCATAATATTTACCCCTTTTTCTAACTGATGCCATTTGTTTTTTTACCTCATTTCTGATAAAATGAGTACAAGAAAAGACTTGCCAGATTGGCAATTTTTCTTATACGATTCGCCTTACGCTTCTACCGTCCAAAGTTGAGCGTAGGGCTTTTTTGCTTTTTGTAAAATAAAAGCGGCAACTATGAATAGTTACCGCTCGGTCGTGGCAGCTTGTGCCAACCAGAGTATTTGCACTAGGAAAAATCCTAGGTTAGTAACTATATATTATCAAAATACAATAAAATTGTCAAATAAGATAGCGTGATTTTATTTCATCGCTTAAAATTTTCATTTGTGGTTCTAAAATTTGAGCCACACCCAGTCCATCCAATGTACTTACTTTTTTGAATATTTTAACTTTGTCAATAGTTGTAATCGCATCAAGTTTGGCATAGGTCGTTTTTTCTAAGTCAGACATATACTTCTCAAGTCTTTTGCCAGCATAAACAACTTCATCCGATAATTTTTGAACAAGGTTCATTGCTCGTTCTTTTTCATCTAATCGGCCTTCTTTTTCCAACTCTAGCATTAACTCGTCAAAATCATCATATTCTCCGAAATGAGATACTAACTCGCTTGCAACCTTGTCTTCCGCTGCCTCAATGAGTTGTGTGGTTAGCATACCAAGGGCTTCAGCTAAATTGAACTCTAATGGTAAGTTGTTGTAACCTGGTTTGGATGTAAGAGGAATCACAGTGATAGTATTCTGGTTCTTGCGATCTTCTTTGCTGAGTGTAATCGCATAATGTGGTGCTGAAAATTCAGAGCCAAAGTTTATACCAAAATCAACATAGACAAGTGTTCCATAGGGGAAAACCCTATTTCTACGACGTTTCCCGTTTATTTCACGTTCAAGCTGATTGCTGTAATTTGTCATGCTTTGACCTAGCCGGGAAGTCTTAAAGTGATTAGGATTCTCCTTGGTTAGCTGTTTCATCTTATCGGTTGAAGTTGTCAGTTTTTCAAGATTTTCTATTTGATTTTTATTCATCTTTATTTTTTATCCAACTAAGTTATTAAACTCCTCAATCACCATAGTCTCATCAGCTATGGTCTTTAGTTTGTACTTTTCCATAAAAACCAGATAATTAAATTGAGTGCGATCCTCAGCAATTTCTAATTCTTCTTTCAAAAGGTGATGGATCATGTTTCTGTTGGCTTCTAGTTCACATTTTTCACGGAACATCTGATAAATGTGTGGCATATGTCCTTTGTGGCCAAGTTCGTGTAGAGCGACTTGCACTCTCTTTGTTTCAGGGATTGCATCACTTAAGAACATAGTCAGTAATTCGGGGATATAGAAAGCTTCATCCTCAAATAACTGATTTTCATAGATTTCAATTTTTACCCCAAACTCTTCAAAAAGTTCTTTCTCTGTCACGGGTAATCAATTCCTTTATCGTTTTAGTTTATAAACGGTGCTACGGTGTTCGATTTGAAAAACTTCGATGGTGACAATATCATCGTGGATAGTTGCGATAATACGGTAGTTTCCGACACGGTAACGCCATTCTCCTGAGCGGTCGCCAACTAAACCTTTTCCGTGTTGTCGTGGGTTAGTGCAGCCGTCTAGGTTATCTACAATCCAATTATAGATTTCTCTTGCGATATGCTTATCTAGTTTTTTGAGCTGTTTGACAGCTTTTTTGGTCAGGTTTACCTTATATTGCAAAGCCTAACTCCTTTGCGACTTCTGATAGGGTGTAGCGTGTGCCATCGTCTTCTGATTGTGCCTTTCGTAAGGCTTTGAGGTCGGCTTCGTCTTCTAGTTTTTCCAGGAGCATTTCTGTCACTAAGTCATCTAGTTTGGTGTTATGTTCTTTGAGGTACTCCGCAATCAAGTTATCTTGATGTGGTGTTGTATTTAGTGTTAAAGTTGTCATCACTTTTCCTCACTTTCTTAAATAAATTTCGATGATGTTCTGAATTGCTTTCTTATCTTCATCAGATAGAGGCTTACCGTTGAATCGCATGGCTGTTCCAGCCAATCGCTCAACATCCACTTCTTTACCTTCAAAGTAAAACTTTTCAGGCTCATCACTGGCAATCCGTGGGTTGTCCGTCCGTCCGAGCAGGTAGTCTGTCGATACGTTGAAGTAGTCGGCGATTTCTGCAATTCGTTCTGAATTAGGTGTAGATTTCCTCATGTTATAGATAGTATTCCTGCTGTATCCTAGTTTTTCTTCAAGTTTATTTAAAGAAATTCCTTGATTTTCAGCAAGTTCTTTAATTTTTTCGTAAGCCGAAAACATTGATTTATCAACCTTTCTAGAGCATTACAAAAAATATTAAATAAATTTACTACAAATCTGTTGACAGATTACAATAAATTTACTACAATAGTTCTTGTAAGTTAAATAGTTAGTAAGTACACAAGTAAAAACTTATTCAAAAAAATAATAGCTTTGGCGAGCAGAATGTATTGATTGAACGGTGTTTTATCAAGTGTTTTCTTTATGGCTTTATTTTAATAAATTCATTTATATATGTCAAGAGATTTACTAACTTTTTAACTAAGTTCTTTGACAAGTGAATAGAAACGTGGTAAGATATAGGGGAAGTTAAGATTGTGTTCTGCCTAAGGGCAGGGCGTTCATGTTAAAACCTCCAAGTCGTCAGCTCTGGGGGTTTTTATTTACTCAAAAGCCTCTCACTGTCGTCAGCAATGAGAGGCATGGCGTTAATCCTTGTCATCGAACTTATCAAGCAACCATGTCAGCAGAACTGGCACAGCAACTAATACAAGTGGATGAGTTAAGATTGTATTGATGACGTTCATGTTATCACCTCCCTTCACTCTATGGCTAAGAGCGGAGATTTGTGACTAACGCCACTCTATATTATACCATGTTTCTATTCAGTTGTTTCAAGAACATTGTCCTTTGACAAGTGAATAGAAACGTGGTAAGATATAGGGGAAAATAAGTGTTTCGATAAACCATCGGACAAAGAAAGCCCCCTGCTAACTTCCACATAAGCAGGGGGCTTTTTGACACTATCAATCTTCGTCTAGCCATTTTTCAATGACAAGTAGAAGGATACCGACCACTAACGGGCCGATGATAGATGAAATAAGTGTTTCTACCATTGGACTTCTCACCTCCCTTCGAGGCGGTATCGTAAGTGCCATTAAATATTATACCACGTTTCTATCAGTTGGATAGGAGCGTTTTTTATTTCGTGGAAAGGAGGGGGAGTATGAGCCAACAACATCAAAAATGGATTGATTTGGTTAAAAAGCGACTACACGAACGTGGTTGGTCGCAGTCAGATTTTGCTATCGTGCTTGGTGTTTCACCAGCCATGGTCAGTCGACTACTGAAAGATGGTCATGGTAGTGATGACCTCAAGCTGAAAGTAAACAAGAAACTTAGAATTTCTGAGAGTTGGGAAAGTTTTGAAGAGGAGTAGAAACATGAAAATTGCTGAAAAAGTAGTCCGCATCGAATCGGATGCGTATGAGTATGTTGTAGATTTTGCCAATGAGCATGATTTGAAAATCGGTGAAGCAGTTAGTATCTTGATCCGCTACTGTGCTTCTAAAGACTTGAAAGTCAAGCAAGCTCATATTGAGGTTGTGGAAGTGCAAAATGTGGTGGAAGAAGATTAGAAGGAGGTGAGGGTATAGGATGAATGAACTAGAAAGAACAGCCCTCAATGAAATACTGAGGACTGTGACTTATATAGCTGAGAAATTGGATGAACTTGATTCTAAGATTTCTTCGAACGGTTCACAAGCTCTTGAGCATCAAGAAAATTGAGCTTCATTTCCATGTAGTGAATAACTCCATGAAGGTAATTCTTAAGGTGAGAAAAATCTTTATCAGGATTATTTCTATAGTAATGACCTTCGTCATTGCCAATATAAGCAGATGCAAGTGCAAATGTTTTAAGATCATCATCCTTGATATATTTTTCGATAACTTGTTTTAGTGGCATTTTAATGATTTTGTCTTCATCGTCAGGATTTGTGACGATAGAAAAATCTTTAACAAAAAACTCAAGTGCCTTTCGATATCCGATGCCTGCGATGTGGTCGAGTTGTTCATGTTCTGCTTTTAGGGCTTGAACGTAGATTTGTTTACCTATCGGAGAAACTAACTTTACATCGTCAGAAATGGGTATATCGCTTGGGAGGCTAGGGGTAACTTTAAGATGTTCGATTTCGTATTTTTCGGTGTAGGAATTAATCTGATGCCTTGTTGCTATAAATTCCTCTGTCCAGAAGTGCTTACAACCTAAGCATCTAAATGTTAAGACCAAGCTTGTATTTTCTTCACCGAGAGGAAAATAAGAAGAGTTCACGAGGTGGGGATTGGTAGGTTTTTTACAATTTGGACAGATATCATCGATAGTTACAGGTCTAGAAACAGAAGAAGTTATTTTTGCTTGAAAGATCATAATATTTCTCCAATCGTTTTTATTTTTATTATAGCAAATATTATCAAATTAGAAAGGAATTTTATGAACGAAATTATCAATGTCAGTGTGAATGATAATCAAGAGCCTGTTGTGTCTGGTCGGCAGTTGCATGAGGCTTTGGGTGTAAAAACACCATACTCAATGTGGTTTGACCGAATGGTCGAATATGGATTTACAGAAAATCAAGATTTTTTGCTTAACAATTTTGTGAAGCAAACAGGTCGCGGTGGTCACAACAAAGTCGACCACATTATTAAGCTGGACATGGCCAAGGAAATTGCTATGATCCAACGGTCTGACCGTGGCAAGCAGGTTCGTCAGTACTTTATCCAAATAGAAAAGGACTTCAACAGTCCAGAGAAGATTATGGCTCGCGCTCTGCTATTGGCCGACAAGAAGGTGCATCAGTTGGAAGCACAGATTGAGGCGGACAAGCCAAAGGTGCTGTTTGCGAATGCGGTCGAGGCTAGTGCTACATCTATCTTGATTGGGGACTTTGCCAAGATTTTGCGACAGAATGGCTACAATATCGGGCAAAATCGCTTGTTTGAGTGGTTGCGTAATAATGGTTTTCTTATTCGGAAACGTGGTGAGAGCTACAATATGCCGACCCAGAGGTCTATGGATATGAGCTTGTTTGAGGTCAAGGAGCGGACACATAATGAGCCTAATGGCAGCATTCGGATCAGCAAGACGACCAAGATGACGGGTAAGGGTCAGACTTACTTCATCAACAAGTTTTTGAACGAAGACATGCAAAAAGCCTGACGGCAATCAGGCTCAAATCTAAAGATACAAGAGGATTATACCATGGACAGCAGATTATTACAAATGGTTGATGAATTTGAATCAGCCCTAATGGACAGAGCGTTGAAGGTCATGCACGTTGTTATGGACGAAAAAAGACGGTTTCCAATGGAACTTAACAAGTCACAATGTGCTGAAATGTTGCTTGGAACAAAGGACACAGGAAGTTTTGATGCACGATTTAATTGCCATAAAGATTTCCCACGTATTCCGAACGCTCGCGAGAAGTACCCTCGTGATGCAGTAATTGAATGGTACCACAATAATTGGCAAAGGACAGCGATATGACAGAAGAATTGATGTTGACGACTGAGCAAGGTTTGGCATTTATTGCTATTTTGACCCCAATTTTAATCTGGCTGATCCGTAAGCCAGTTGAGATAGAAATAGAGGTCAAAGAGCCCGTGATCGAAGAAAAGCAACCAGAACGGAATTTGAGATACTTACAAATTCACAGATACTACGGAGGATGATATGAAATTTTGGAACATGATGAAGAAGTTTTTGAGTGTTGAGGAAGAGGACTACATTCCTCAAAACCAACTTGAACGTGAACTTGCATATGAAAGGCACAGGGTCAAGGAGTTTAGGAAGTTGGCTGATCTAAAAACACAGGAGTGTGTTGGTAAGGCTAGGCTAATCAAAGAACTAAATAGACGGATTGACCATTTAGAAAAAGTTAACAAGTGCCAGGCAGAATCACTGGCAAATCGTGAGGTCTAGCTATGGTTTGGGTTGTCACGAAGAAAACCAAGACTAAGCGTGGTTATAGATTTTACCAAAAACGGTCGTTTGATACTTGGCATAAGGCTAGAATTTATCAGCAGGACTTGTTTAATAAAGGTGTAAATGCTGAGATGTGGGAGGAGAATGGAGGTATAGAGATTGGCAAATGCAAATAAGCGGTACTATTGGATTCAACTCGCACAGGATTTCTTCAAATCCAAGGAAATGAAGTTGCTTCGAAAAATAGCAGGAGGGGACACTCACACGATTATCTATCTTAAGATGATGCTGTTGAGCCTGGAAGATAACGGGATTCTATTTTTTGACGGGGTCGCTGATAACTTGGCTGAAGAAATTGCGCTGGTAATTGATGAAGATGTGGAAAATGTAAAAATTACCCTTGTTTTTTTACAGTCCAAAAAACTGTTATCAAAAATATCGGATAGGGAGTATTTTTTGGAGCAAGTCCCAGAGATGGTAGGTAGTGAAACTGCAAGTGCCCGTAGGGTTCGCAAGCATCGTGAGAACCAAAAGGTGTTACAAAGTAACAGCGATGAAACAAATGGTAACGGAGAGAAAGAGAAAGAACAAGAGAAAGATATAGATATAAACTTATCTAGTAGTAGTTGTATAAATAATAGCGATTATTCAATCAAGCAATTATTCAAAGATTTCGAAGCTGGCTTTGGAAGATTATTAAGTCCATTTGAAATTGAGGACATCCAGAAATTTTCTACTGAAGAAGGGCTTAGCCCTGAATTAATAAGGGAAGCTCTTAAAGAAGGGGTATTTCGCAATAAACCTGTATGGAATTATATCAAAGCGATTTTACGAAATTGGAAGAATGATAAGTTACTGACAGTAGAACTCGTTCGAGCTAGGCAACAAGAACAGGAACTGCCTAAGAATGTTGATGTTTCGCCTGAATTTTTGGAGGCTATGAACTTATGGAAGGATTAGACAAGGTAAAACGGGTCATACTGAAACACGGTCTTAAGCAAGACAATCCTTTTGTCCGTGATGTGAGGCATTCGACAACTGGTTTGGAAATTTTCTACGGCAATGAGCGTCAGGCCTTTCGGTACGCAAATTGGCAGGTTGGTGTCGTAATGACAAAGCAGTTGTATCTGCATGGGAATTTTAAAATTATAGAGGTGGAGGACTAATGGACGGATTTGTGAAATTAGACAAGATGTTAGATTGGCAGGTAGCGAACTATCCGCTACGTATGTCTGAAAAGGCTCGCTTGATGGCTTTGCCTGGTGATGATTTTGTAGCCGAGCTGGATCGTATGACAGAGGAATATCATCGGACGAGGTATGGAGGTAGTTGATGGTAGTGCCAGAATTGGAGGAAAAAGCGAATGGAACAATTTGATAATATAACTAAACCAAAACACTACCAAGGCAAGTACGGTATGGAAGCCTTGGATGTGGTTAAGAACTTTATCGGTAATCTAGGAGGCGAAAGTGCCTACTACTGGGGAAATGTCATCAAGTATCTGTTGCGATTTCAGCAGAAGAACGGACTTGAGGACCTGAAAAAAGCTAGGCAACATCTGGATTGGTTGATTGAAGATATGGAGGAAGTAAATGAAAAAAGATAGCCTTTCGATGATATTTGTAACAATTTTCGGAGTCGCTTTTTTGCAGCATTACTGTGGATGCATTTTCTGGGAGACCAATACAAGCAATGTGAACCAGTCATCATCTACCAGGTAGACAACACTGGTACAGAAATGTTCGGCAAGGTCACGGCTAAGGATGTGGTTGACGGTCATTATTACGTCGAGGTCAAGTCGTATGGGAAGTTCCTTGTGACCAGGGAACAGTGTGAGGAAATTGAAATCGGGCAGGAGATGCCTGAGTGGTTGAAAGGACGGAAAGAATGAAATTTCTTGACCTATTTGCTGGTATTGGTGGGTTTCGTCTCGGTATGGAACGAGCCGGACACGAATGTGTCGGTTTTTGCGAGATAGACCAATTCGCCAGAAAGAGCTACAAAGCAATTCACAACACAGAAGGAGAATTTGAATTTCATGACATCACAGCAGTTGCAGATGAGTCTATTCGAGGAATCGGACGTGCGGACGTTATCTGTGGAGGATTTCCGTGCCAGGCTTTCAGCATTGCTGGAAAGCGAGCAGGATTTGAGGATACTAGAGGGACTTTATTCTTTGAGATTGCTAGGTTCGCATCTATTCTCAGACCTAAATATCTATTCCTTGAAAACGTCACAGGACTCCTCAACCACGACAACGGAAATACATTCGAGACCATCCTCGGAGCGTTGGATGAACTGGGGTATGATGCGGAATGGCAAGTGTTCAACAGCAAGAATTTTGGAGTCCCCCAAAACCGAGAGCGGGTGTTTATTATCGGACATCTTAGAGGAGCAGGTGGACGAGCGATATTTCCTTTCGGAGGAGGCGACAAGGAAATTGGTAGCCTACAAGGACAATCAACAAATACCATTACCGCCAGGTACGGAGAAGCACAAGGGAGCGGGTCGTACATTATTGAGGGTCAACAGCCGAAAATCATCCAACGAGGCCACGGATACAATCAAGGTGGAGAACACGATACAGCACCTACATTAACTAGCAATAGCTGGCAGGAAAATAACTTGTTAGCCATCAAAGAGGCAACTACCAAAGGTTATTCTGAGGCAACGGTTGGTGATTCTATCAATCTGTCACATCCCAATTCTGCCACACGACGGGGACGTGTTGGGAAGCAGATGGCGAATACTCTCTTGACAGGCGAGGAGCAGGGTGTTGTTGTGTATGATTTTTACAACCGGAACATCAAAGACGAGGTTGGCACCCTAACAGCTAGTGGTCACCAAGGAAATACCAAAGCAGGGACATTCGGCATATTAGATGGTATCCGCATCCGCAAACTGACACCTCGCGAGTGTTGGAGGTTGCAAGGTTTTCCAGATTGGGTGTTTGACAAAGCTCAGGCAGTAAATAGTAATAGCCAGCTATATAAACAGGCTGGCAACTCAGTCACAGTTAATGTGATTGAGGCGATAGCAAGAAAATTGGAGGAAAATAATGAATACTAAAATGAGCACAAGAGAACAATTGCTGTCAGTATTGTTTGTATTCCCGTTAGAGTTATTGATTTTCAATTTAAGGAGTTCAAACAATGACAAATCGAGAAGTAGCTAAAATACATTTTAAAGATAACGAGTACGATGTGCATACGGTCAAGTTGACTAAAAATGATATCAAAAATTTAAAAAATGGCACAACACTCATGTATTTTAACGAGGAAGCAGGGCAGGTTATAGCTATATCAATGGAGGCAGAAAATGATACCGAAAATTGAGACCTGTGAAGAATGCGGGTGCAAGTACATAGATGGGACGACAGACTATGACAGTATCTTCCAGACAGGTTACTGTGGCGATTGTTTGGTTGAACGTGTAGAAAGAGGCGAAGAATGGTAGTACCGAAGTTTAGGGCGTGGGATACTTTCCGCAATAAGTGGGTCAAGTATTTTTACATAACAGAAAATGGACTAATCTATAACATAGAGCAACCTCACTGGGATTTAATTGGTGCGATACCGATTGAAAAATCTGGTCTGGTTGTCATGCAATCCACAGGGCTGTTTGATAAAAACGGCAAAGAGATTTTCGAGGGAGATGTCTTTACATATCTAGACGACGACAATAACCCTATATATGAAAATATAGTTGTAAAATTTGGACAACATACAAATATGGACACTATTTACGAAAGAGGACCTGTTTACATTGGCCTATATGTCGAAACACAAAAAGGGACTGCAACACTTGAAATAGATAGCATGTATAATGACTGCGAGGGTCGTCTTACAATCATCGGCAACATCTATGAGAATCCTGAATTGGTGGAGTGGTAGGATATGGAAAAATTAAAAAATATGTATAGAGGAGTCTATGGCTGGACAGTCCAAAATGGCAAACCGTTTCCGCCAGCACATGACTTGCCATCAGTTGTTAAGAATAGAGTAGATTACTTTTGGGATATGGCTGAACACGGAATGACATTTATGGGAGCGATGAAATGCATCTTTGCTAACCAAAAACCGGAAGAATATGATCTGGGAGCCACTAAAGATTGGTTGCCAATGTCTCAAGAATTTAAGGACTGGGTTGGTCACGCTTATGGTATGGCACAGATGGAAATAGCTGTATATATGATTTACGGAGATTGCAAGGAGGGAATCAATGACTGAAAAACTAGGCGTGCTACTGGTCGATGTGCCAGAGCCGAGATTGTGGAGGCATTCCTTTTTAATGAGAGGAACAGCCCTATCTTTCAGTTTGGGGCAGGCAGATGATTTTTTGACAGTTGAGCGATACGCCTACAAATGCACCCAAGAAGAAGCTAAAAAATACCCACAATTTCGGTGGGTAGCGTTGGAGGAGTTGGAATGAAACTAATTTTAATATCTATTGCATTTATATTGCTATTATGGTTGGGGAGCATCTTCACGGCTGTCATGTTTTTGCTCTGGGCCAAAATCCTGCGGTGGTTTATAAAAGTGTTCGATCAGGATGGACGAGGGACCAATTTGCGACCGAGATGAGTGTGACGACTCTATCTGTCTACAAATGGCTAGACGGACGACCGCCGCGACAACGCATGTTGGATAAAATAGACGAGTTGTACGAGCAAACTAAAGATACAAAATCTAAAGTACTAGCACAACGTGGCAAGATACGTATTTTGTACCCGTATTATAGCCATCAGCGACAGCCGTGGGAGAGGAGGTAATAGATGATCAACAATGTACCACTTCTACTAGCTCCCGAATCGTCTATGTCGGGTATTGTTAAGTTCTTCAATGCATAAATTCTTGTTGTATTGGTCGGTAGATTGACGAGGGACGTAGAGCTACGTTATACACCGTCTAACCAAGCCGTTGCGACATTTACTTTGGCGGTTAACCGCAATTTCAAAAACCAAGATGGCGAGCGTGAAGCGGACTTTATCAATGTAGTCATTTGGCGTCAACAAGCCGAGAACTTAGCTAGCTGGACCAAGAAAGGTCATCTGATTGCCATTACTGGTCGAATCCAGACCAGAAGCTATGAAAATCAGCAAGGACAACGTGTCTATGTGACCGAAGTAGTTGCAGAAAGTTTCCAGATTCTGGAAAAGCGTGATAATACTGCTAACTATTCAAGTATGGACAAGCAAATGCCACCAGGGTTCAGCGGTCAGCCGATGGATATTGATGATGACGGATTGCCGTTTTAGGAGGATATGATGAACAAATGGATTAAGAAGCTATTCTGGGAAATATTCCCCAAAAATAAAGAAGAGCGGGAGAAATACTTTGATTGGTGCATACAGTACTCAAAGGTATTTTACCCTGTTGGGATGCTATTAAATATATATGCAACTATTATGTTGTTTTTAACGGAATTATTGACTTATTCACTTGTAATTCTATTATTTCCATTAACAAGGATTGAGTTGAGAATACATGCAAACGAATATAGAAAACAAAGGAAAAAGAATAATGACTAAACTTATTGGATTTGGCCGATGTCTCGGCAAAACTACTATGGCTATTTTAGAAAGTCATGCGACAGGACATTATATTGTCTGTGCTAACCGTAGGATGGCTGATGATACTTTTAGGTTTGCAAAACAGCTTGGCTATACTATTCCTTTTCCGCTATCTGTCTCAGATACACAATTTAGATTTTCAGATGGTCGTAAATATTCGGATGAACCAGTAATTATTGACAACGTTGAAATGGTTTTACAATCTTTGTTAGGATGTCCAGTTGAAACCATCACATTCAATAGTTCACATGTGATCACTGAAAAGAATCGGTACGATGAAGAAATCGCTGAGCTGAAAAAGGAGTTGGCAGCTTGCTATCGAGAAAAGGAAGAGGACCAGGCTATCATCGAGACTCTAAAAGACAAATGCGTGGATCTCATGCTTGAAAATGCAGACTATGTCTGGGACGAAATGGCTAGAGAAACAGCCAAGAAAAGAGCCAATACGAGAAAATGGAGGGCGAAATGAGAGTTATTTTATTTGGCGAATATCAACCAGTCTTAACATTCTTCTTTCACTTGATTGTGATTGACTGGATATGGAAATTTTTAGAAGTAAATTATTTAGGTGAAGACAACGGAAACATTCCAGACTCAATCATTTTGATTTTGGTATGTGGGTATATTACCTGGCTTCTACGATAGGAGGAACTATGATTTTACTTGAAATTATTAAATTTTTAGCAGCAATGATTGTGATCGCTTTCCTACTGGTCGTGCTAATCGCTATCATCATGGGAGCATGGGAGACTTATAAGAAACATGAACAAAAGAATCAAGAAAAAGAAGGCTAAACAAGCTGAGCTACAGCGTCAACAAGAATTGGCCGAACTCGAAGCTTGGCTAGAGGTCAATTCCGAAGATGTAACCAAGGCATTTAGGTCTGTAGGGATGGCACTCAGTACAGTATTCGCAGCATGGGCAACAGCTTTTGCAAGTATGTCGCTAGCTGTTAGAAAGTGGAGCGAACAATTTGACGAAACGAACAGCAATCAGGACGAAGCGTGATTTCTTGGAATTTGAGCTTGAAGGTAAGTATCTTAAAATTGATAAACTTATCGGACAGCGACGACACGAATTAGAAAGAATTTATGCATTGAAGAACTTAACAATACCCGACATAGACGATTCGGGAGCTAGTAGAAGTGGTACTTCGTGCAACACATCTGAAAATCTAGCTATTGCTTATGCTAGTGATCCTATGATTTTGAAACTGGAAGAGTTTCAGGCAGCAATTTCAAAATTGTTGGAACTGCTCGAACCTGATGATAAGAAAATCTTTCATTTGCGTTGGGGTGAACATACAGGATATGACTGGATTCAAATTTGGCACATCATGCAGAATGGGGAGACTGGTTATTTATATAGACATAGCAAGCAAATCTACAGAAGACGAGAAGTCATCCTTGACACTCTTGCGAAACTATTATTCATGTAACTTGTCAAAAAAATATATAGAATTGACAGAAACAATCTGATAGATTGATAGTGTCGCTAAGCACCGAGAAATTCTTGGTGCTTTATTTTTTACGAAAGGAGCAAAGCGATGAATATTGTTGAACCGCTGAGAGATAAAGATGATATCCAAGCTATGAAAGATTACCTCTTATCTTGGAATGAAAAGTATTACATGCTATTTCTTTTGGGAATCAACACTGGCTTCCGTGTTGGAGATATTCTGAAATTAAAGGTTAAAGATGTTCAAGGTTGGCATATCAAGGTTAGAGAACAGAAGACTGGTAAGTATAAAAGCATTAAGATGACAAGGCCACTCAAGAACGAACTGAGGGAATTTGTCAAAGATAAGGAACTACATGAGTATCTATTTCAGAGTCGTGTTGGGAAGAACAAGGCACTTAGCTATAAGACGGTTTACTGGTTTCTTAAAAGAGCTGCTGAAGACCTCGGCATTGATAATGTCGGTACTCACACTATGCGAAAAACATTTGGCTATCATTACTACAAGAAGTACAAGAATGTTGCTGACTTAATGTCACTATTCAATCATTCAAGTCCAGCAGTAACACTAATCTATATCTGTGTAAGGCAAGATGAACTTGATACTAAGATGAGTAATTTTAGCCTTTAATATTTTTTTGATTTTTTCAACTATCCATAACGAGGAAGTTTCTAGTTTATATTTTGGAGCCTGCTTAAAGCCTTGTCTATATTGGTTTTTGTAAGTGAAACAAAATTGGATAAAATATAAGATATAGATAGTTCAGAGTGGTTATTTTACATAATTTGAACTGCAAAAAACAATCTTGTCAAAAAAGTGGGTATTATTGACAAAAACAATCTGATATATTGGTAACATGAGGAAAATCCAGAGAGCAAGCCTAGGCATGTTCTCTTTTTGTTGGAGGTAAACATGAGATTTAATCATTACCCATATACACCTAGCGTGTTTGAGCTAGTAGATAAAATTAAGATATATAGCGATAATGTTTTATATATTCATTTCAAAAAATATAGAAATAAAATAACTGGCGAAATTAAGTCAGTTCCTGTTTATGCGTTATAGAAAAACTAAACACTCTGACTGGTTCAGAGCTTGGCAGATTAAGTTCTATAACTCAAAGCCTTGGAGAACGCTGAGAAATAAAATCAGACAAGCTAAGCGTATGCGGTGTGATATGTGCGGACGCTTGATTCACGGTAAGAGTATTGTTGACCATGTGATAGAGATTGATGAAATAAATTATCAAGATGAATCCATCACACTCAACGAAGAGAATTGTCAGCTGCTTTGCTTGGAATGTCACAACACAAAAACTTTTCAAAATAAAATAAATTTGAATTTAGATAATCGAAATATAAATTTATTTTTGATTTTTTTATTTTTGAATTTTTGTGGACTCCCCCCATTTTGAATTTTGACAGCGCCAAAATAATAACGGTGTCAATCCTCTTGTGTACCTCTCCCCCAAAAATGACGAAAATTGATACAAGAAAGGAGCATGATTTTGAAAATCAATGAAGTTTTAGAAAAGCTAGGAATAAGTCGTGCTACCCTTACCAGGTATCGAAAAAAGCTGGGCATATTCGAAGAAACTAGGTCAAATATCACCAAAAGTCAGTTCAAAGAGTTGGAAAAGCTTGTCAATCAACGGCAAAAGTACACTAGACAGGAACGTGTTGAGTTATCTCGTAAGACTTTCAAGCTGATTCCAAAAGAAAAAATGCTTGAAATCAGTGATAATGATTCAGTTGGGTTGAAAAATCTCAAAACTCAATACAATCACAATCAAAAAGTGATTGAAAACTTCCAGTTTGAAATCAATAAGGTTATCAATGACGGCGAGCTACCTGATAAGTACCTACTTGATGGAATGGAAAAGTATCAAAAGCTTAACATGCAGATCATGTCAACGATTGAAAAGCAAAGTCCACAGGGTGACAGCCTCAAAGAAATTATTCAGGAGAAGTTGGCACGTTATGGTTGAGATGAGGTATTTTGATAAGTATGCTCAGCTCATCTACACTGGTAAGATTCGTATTTGTAAGCTCACGATGAAATCAATTAGACGTGTTGAGCGATACAAAGAGCAATACATCTTCAAACAGGAGGAAGCTGACAAACGGATTGAGTTCATTGAGGAGGAATGCAGCAATACTAAAGGCCTTGCTGGTAAGTTACGCTTAGCATTACCTCAAAAGGTTTGGTTAGAGACAACGTGGGGCTTTTATCACACGGTTGAGGTTACTAAGACCAATCCTGATACCTTGGAAGAATATACTGACTACGAAGAAAGGCGTCTCATTCATGAGGTGCCTATTATTGTGCCTCGTGGTACAGGTAAGACTACTCTTGGTTCTGCTATTGGTGAGGTTGGTCAAATCATTGACGGTGAGTGGGGTGCTGATATTCAGCTTCTTGCTTACAGTCGTGAACAGGCTGGCTATTTGTTCAATGCTTCCAGGGCGATGTTGTCGAATGAAGAAAGCTTGCTACACTATATGCGTGAGGCTGACATCCTACGGTCAACTAAACAAGGTATCTTGTATGAAACAACTAACAGTCTTATGTCTATCAAGACTTCTGACTATGAAAGCCTTGACGGTACTAATGCTCACTACAATATCTTTGATGAGGTGCACACTTATGATGATGACTTCATCAAGGTTGTGAATGATGGTTCTAGTCGTAAGCGTAAGAATTGGATAACATGGTACATTTCCACAAATGGAACGAAGCGTGACAAGCTATTTGATAAGTATTACAACATCTGGGTAGATATTCTTGATGACAAGATAATCAACGATTCTGTCATGCCTTGGATTTATCAGTTGGATGATGTGTCAGAGATTCATGACCCTGATATGTGGCAGAAAGCTATGCCATTACTTGGTATCACGACAGAGAAAGAAACCATCGCTCGTGATATTGAGATGAGCAAAAATGATCCAGCACAACAAGCTGAGCTGATGGCTAAGACTTTCAATCTTCCTGTTAACAACTACCTGGCATACTTCAGTAATGAAGAATGTAGGGGTTGGACAGATAAGTTTGATAAGAGCTTATTTGTCGGAAATGATGAGCGGAGTGCTCGTTGTGTGCTTGGTGTGGACTTGTCAGATGTCAATGATATCTGTTCTGTCTCATTCATGGTGGTGCGTGGTGAAGAGCGGCAATATTTGAATAAGAAATTCATGCCACGTCATACGATTGAAGGTCTTCCAAAAGAATTAAGGGACAAATACGCTGAGTGGGAGCTTAGTGGCCAGCTTCATGTTCATGAGTTGGACTACAATGACCAGGCCTATATCTTTGAAGAGCTAAGGCAGTTCATGAGTGAGAATAAGATTCTTCCTGTTGCAGTTGGCTATGACCGTTGGAACGCTAAGGAACTAATCCGCTTATTCAATGACTACTATGGGGATATCTGCCACGATATACCACAGACGGTAAAGAGTTTGTCAAATCCTTTAAAGGTTTACAAGGAAAAGGCCAAGATGGGTAAAATCATCTTTGACGATCCTGTGGCAACTTGGAACCATGCCAATATCCGTGTCAAGATAGATGCGAATAACAACGTATTTCCGAATAAAGAAAAGGCAAAAGAAAAGATTGACGTCTTTGCTAGTCAGCTAGATGCCTTTATCTGTTATGAAAATTTCAAGGAAGACTTGAGCTACTACTTTGATTGAGGTGAAGAATGAACAACTATTTGAATAATTTGAAGGAGGTTTTTGCTAGGATTTTCCGTCCAAACAATCGAAAATCTACAAGAACCTATCTTCAAAGAAGTATCTCCTACTGGCGTAGGAACTCCATCTATTTGGATAACATCTACAATAAGATTTCCACTGACACAGCTCAGTTAAGGTTTAAGCATGTCAAGATTACTCGTAACCCAGGCGGTGTCGATTCGATGGTTTGGTATGAGCATAGTGATTTGGCTGAGGTGCTAACAGTTTCACCAAATCCACTAGAAGTGCCTGTTGTATTTTGGTCAAACGTAACTAGAGCTATGTTGCGTGACGGTGTGGCGGTTGTTGTGCCACGCTGGGAGAATGGCCGACTGGTTGAAATATGGCTTGCTAAGAAGACAGTGACTTGGACAGCCGAGAGCGTGGAGCTTATGCTTGATGATGTTGTTGTTGAGCTTCCTCTTACTGATGTGTGGATATTTGAAAATCCTAAGTTGAATGTCACAGCTCAACTCAATCAGATTACTGAGCTAATCGACATTAACTTGAACGCTTTGACAGAAAAGCTCAGCGATGGAAATTCTAACTTGAGAGGTTTCCTGAAACTACCAACAAAAGCAGCTGACGAGCATTTAAAACAACTAGCTAGGAATCGTGTTGATAGTATGTTGGAATTAGCAAAGGATGGTGGTATAGCCTATCTAGAGCAGGGCGAGGAGTTCCAGGAACTTAACAAAGATTACTCTACGGCATCTAAGGAAGAACTGGAGTTCTTAAAATCTCAACTCTATCATGCTCACGGTATCAATGAGAAATTATTTACCTGTGATTACTCAGAAGAGCAATATCGAGCATACTATTCTAGCGTCATGAAACTCTATCAGCGTGTCTATTCTGAAGAAATCAACAGGAAATACTTCACCAAAACAGCACGGACTCAGGGCAATAAGCTACTGGTCTTCTTTGATATGGCTGACATGATTTCATTTAAGGATTTGGTTGAAGGTGGCTTCAAGTCCAAATATGCTGGGTTGATGAACTCGAATGAGTTCCGTGAAACCTATCTTGGTTTACCTGGCTATGAGGGCGGTGAAGTATTTGAAACTAACCTGAATGCTGTTCGTATCGGTGCAGAAGAGTCTGAGTAGGAATCTAAAGGGTGGGCGGTTGGCATATCTTTCACGAAAGGAGGTAAGCAATGGAAAAACTAAAAACCTTTGTCGTGAAGTCAGTTGAGGATGAATCAGCTGACTTTCATTTCGAGGCCTACGCTTCAACCTATGACAATACAGACAGAGAAGGCGATGTGATGGCTAAGGGGTGTTTTGATAACACTCTGAAATCTAAGGCTGTTGTCCCTATGTGTCTTAATCATGACCGTAACCGTGTTATTGGTAAGCATGAATTGTCTGTGGATGAAAAAGGCTTGCGAACACGTTCAACATTTAATCTTAGTGATCCAGAGGCCAAGAAAACGTATGACCTCATGAAAATGGGGGCATTGGATAGCCTGAGTATTGGGTTCTTTATCAAAGATTATGAGCCTGTTGACGCTAAGCATCCTTACGGCGGATGGATTTTCAAAGAAGTTGAAATCTTTGAAATTTCTGTTGTGACCGTGCCAGCTAATCCTCAAGCAACTGTTGATAATATTAAGAAATTTGATATGACAGTGGTTGATAAGCGAATCGCTCATGCGAACATGAAGCAAGCAATCATGAATAAACTTGCAGAAATTTGAAAGGGAGACAAGATGAAAAAATCACTTGTAGAGCTATTGGAAGCTCGTCAAAAAGCAGTTGATGAACTGTCAGAAGTAAAACTTAAAAAGTCAGCAGTTGAGGTAAAACTGAAAGCTGCAACTATTGAAGATGATGTTTTAGAACAATTGAAAACCGAAGCAGAAAATCTGGCCACTCAAGCAACAGCCATTAAGGAAACCATTGCTGGTTTAGATTCTGACATTGAAGAAACCGAAGAAGAACTCAGCAAGGCTGCTAAGGTAATTAAAGAAAAACAGAAAGGTAATACACCTATGGATTATTTGAAAACAAAAGCTGCTGCTCTTGACTTTGTCCGCATCTTGATGGATAACGAAGGTAGCGCAAACAGCGCCCGTAAAGCGTGGGAAGCCAACCTTGTTGAAAAAGGGGTAACTAACCTCACTAAGATTCTTCCAGAACCTGTTCTTATTGCTATTCAAGATGCCTTTACTAACTATAATGGAATCTTGAACCACGTTTCAAAAGATCCACGTTATGCGGTGCGTGTTGCTCTTCAAACTCAAGTATCTCAAGCTAAAGGACAAAAGGCTGGTAAGACTAAGAAAGATGAAGACTTCACATTCTTGGACTTCACTATCAATTCTGCAACAGTTTATATTAAATATGCGTTTGAATATGCTGACTTGAAGAAAGATACAACAGGAGCTTACTTTAACTATGTGATGAAAGAACTTGCCCAAGGATTCATCCGCACTATTGAGCGTGCTGTGGTTATTGGTGATGGGAAGTCGTCTAATGCTGATGATAAAATCACTGAAATCAAATCTATTGCTGAAGAAACAGAAACAAACCTCTTTGAAACCCAAGAAATCAACGTTACTGGTACGTTTGACAATACCGTTCTCGAATCCTTAGTTGCTGGAATTGATAAGATGGTTCCAAACACTACTCCAGTTCTGGTCACATCTAAAACCATCGCTCGTAAATTGAAGTTGGTTAAAGATGCTGAAGGTCGCTATATTGATCCTCAACCATTTGCTCCAATTGCAACCAACGGAAATATTATTGCTGGTTTCCAAGTTTACATCTATGACTGGATGGACGGGGCGACTAATCCGATCATTGCATTTGCTGACCAAGCTTACAAGATGATTGGTGATGAGGCTACAGCTGACCGCTTTGAAGATTACGATGTGACAGTTAACCGACGTCACATCGAGCTTGCAAGTGTTATGGGTGGTCGTTTGGCTCAATATAAATCAGCAGTTAAATTTACTAATCCAGCTGGTTAAATTAGAAAGGGGAGTCTAAATGACAATCCTTAAAACAATCAAAGAAATGGTAGAGGTTGACGTTGAAGAGGACATCTTTGACGTCCAACTTCTACGGTATATCAACAGTGGGATTTCATATTTACAAAGAAATGCTATTCCTGTTATTTGTATTAACGAAGATACGGAGTTACAGGAATGGACAAACATTGAGGAAGAGGATAAAGAGACAGTTCTTGACTGGTTGCATCTCAGATGTGTACAGCGATTTGACAAGTCTCTGATGAATGGTGGTGCAACAACCATGGAATGGATAGATAGCGAGTTGACCAATCTTCTGTATCAACTCAAGGCTATCTATGGGGCGAAATCATGAAGTCATCACGAGTTGCCCTCATCTTATGCTATGATGAGCGTGTCGAAGTGGAAAAGGGTGTTTGGGAAAAACAGATCATCGAAAAGAAAGTCAAGGCTGAGAAGGAAAAAATCTACCAGCGGCGGCTTGATAAAGCTATGGCAGACGGTCAGGTCATTACAGCACGTTTTCTGGTACGTTCTAACTATGTGGCTGATAATCTTGACTATGTGAAATATCAAGGGAAAGATTACAAAGTCAATGTTGGAACAGAATCAGATGACAGTCACTACACTGTCATCGAGTTAGGAGAATTGAAATAATGGCTAGGAAGTTTTTTACCAGAAACGATATCCAAACCATCCTTGAAACAAATAGCTTGAATGCTAAGGTCTTCTATATGGAGCGTGAAGAAAAATCCTCTCCAGACAATGTTATCTTGTATTATCGGTTAATACCAGGCAGTAGTATTACTGCTGATGATAGAGTACACATGAGAAAAGTGACCGTTCAAGTTAGTCACTACCATAAAAAGAAACTGGACAGCATCGAAGATTTGATGCTGTCTAATTTTATGTGTGAGCCAAATCAGCTGAATCTAAAACAACCCGATACTGACTATCTACTGACAACTTATAGACTTGAGGTGTTTACAAGTGGGCAGTGGTAGCGTGAAGATGACACCACTAAAGGTGGATATCAAGAATCAAGTTTTAGAAAGCATAAAAAAGGCTGCTCAAAGTACGGAAAATGATATTAGAACTGGAAGTCCTAGGCGTAATGGCGTATATGAAAAAGGGTGGACACACGACATCATAGATGAAGTTGCTATTGTACACAACAATGGCAAAGAAAAATCTCTGTCCCACTTATTAGAAAATGGGCACGCCTCAAAAAACGGAGGGTTTGTGGCTCCTAGAGAGCATATCAGACCAGCCTATCTCAAGAATAAGGAAAAATTCCTTAATGATATGAAATCCATTAAAATTACACCCAAATAAGAAAGGAGTCTTACATGACTTATCAATACGATACAAGAGAAGTCACTCACGGGAATGCGAATGGTTTTTACGCAAAAATTGCTAAAACTGAAACTGGTGACTTGGAGTTAAAAAAACCGTATCCGTTTACTGGATTGCGCAGCACTTCTTTTGAAACATCTCAGGAATCCAATGCTTACTATGCTGACAACGTGGAGCATGTTCGCTTGCAAGGGAAGAAATCCACTGAGGGGTCTATTACAACCTATCAAATTCCCAAACAGTTTATGATTGATCACTTAGGCAAGAAGCTGACTAACTCTACACCACCAGCTTTGATTGATACTGGTGTCAACACTAACTTCATTTGGGGTTATGCTGAAACTGTCACAGACGAGTTTGGAGCTGAAATCGAAGAGTTCCACATTTGGACAAATGTCAAAGCATCCGCACCTAAAGGTAGCACTACAACCGATGAAACATCGGCAACGCCAAAGGAAATTGAAATTCCTTGTACTGCCTCACCAAATAACTTCATTGTAGATTCTGAGAAAAAACCAGTATCAGAAATTGTATGGCGGGATGACAGCAAAGGAACTGTTCGAACTAAATTTGATAAATTGTTTGCTGATAAGTCACCTGGTAAACTGATTGACTTCATCAACGAAGCTTTAGGGAATACTACAGCAACCACAACATCTACCACAAGCAATAGCGGAGGCTCTTAATGATAAAAAAGAACTATCATTCACAGCGTTTGATGGTTACGGAGAAGAAATTAAGCGTACTGAAACGGTACGCTTTCTTTATTCTCTACCAGCTATCAAAATGTATGAACAGCGAACTGGTCGCAATTTTTTTGATGATAATCAGAAAGCGTTGACAGCCTATACACAGATCGCTCTTGCATCTGGTATCAATAGCAAACCAACTGACTTGACTGATGAAGAAAAAATCAAACTCATGCCATTGCTGATGGAGCCAGATTTCATGAATTTTCTAACCGAAGTTATCCCTTGTCTTTATGGCGAGGTCGAAAATGGTCGATTGATACAGAATGAGCTGACTGCTGAGACAGCATCCCTTGCTCCATGGTTTGGTGATTTGATTGATATTGGTTTCTTTTCGGAACTCTTTTATGAATTTAACAGAAGTAGAGCAAAGGTGCCACAAGATAGAAAAAAGCCTCAACAGAAGTAGTAACTTCTGAAAAGGTTTATAAGGTTGTCTTTGAAAATCGGATAGATGTTTTTTGGGCGGAATCCCAGCATTTTAACTATTTGATGGGTACTCTTCACCAAATGAGCATCAATCAAGAAGAGAAGAAAACTTTATCCAATGCCGATTTACTCAGTGTGATGTCAGATTAAAAATAAAGGAGGAAGTTATGGCTGAAACATTTGAAGGTCTGTATGTCAAATTCGGTGCTGATACTGTCGAGTTTGACAGGTCTGTCAAAGGAATAAATAATGCATTGTCTAGCCTAAAAAAAGACTTTACCAACATTAATAGACAATTAAAGATGGATCCAGACAATGTTGACTTGTTGAATCGTAAGTTGGTTAACTTGCAAGAACAAGCTCGTGTCGGCGCTATGAAGATAGCCGAGCTCAAGAAGCAACAGAAAGACCTTGGAGAATCCGAAGTTGGGTCGGCCCAGTGGAACAAACTGCAACTTGAAATTGCTAAGGTTGAGTCACAAATGAAGGTTGTTGACAAGGCAATGGAATCAACCAGGAAACACATTGAAGATGTGGGAAATCCAAAGTCAATCTTGAATCTCAACAAAGAGCTTGATAATGTTGCTAAAGAACTTGATGTTGTCAATCAAAAGCTAGAGCTTGACCCTGACAATGTCGAATTAGCAGAACAAAAAATGAAGCTACTAGCTCAACAATCAGAGTTAGCAGGCGATAAAGTTCAAGAACTAAAACGAAAACAAGCAGCACTTGGCGACGAGAAAATAGGAACAGACGAATGGCGTCAACTTCAGAATGAAATCGGTCAAGCTGAAGTTGAAGTTCTAAAGATTGACCGTGCAATGGACAATCTTGGTGAGTCAAGCCGTTCTGCAACTGGAGACATCAAAGAGGCAACCAGCTATTTAAGAGCTGATGTCATGATGGATGTTGCAGATAAGGCTGGTCAGATTGGCCAAAAAATGGTTGATGCTGGAAAAATGACAGTAGATGCTTGGTCTGAGATAGATGAAGCGTTGGACACAGTCACAACCAAAACTGGTTTGACTGGTGATGCCTTAGCAGAGCTTCAAGAAATTTCTAAAGACATTGCTACCGGGATGCCTACCAGTTTTCAGAATGCTGGTGATGCCGTAGGGGAATTGAATACACAGTTCGGCTTGACTGGTGAAAAGCTGAAATCAGCATCTGAATTATTAATTAAGTATGCTGAAATTAACGGTACAGACATTTCTGGCTCTGCTCTTTCTGCTAAACAAGCTATTGAAGCGTATGGATTATCAGCTGAAGACTTAGGCTTGGTATTGGACAATGTCACTAAAGTTTCTCAAAACACAGGCCAGTCTGTAGATACGATTGTTCAAAAAGCAATAGATGGTGCTCCACAGATTAAAGGACTAGGTCTTTCGTTTGAAGAGGGTGCGGCTCTTATTGGAAAATTCGAAAAAAGTGGTGTTGATTCTTCTGCAGCACTTTCCTCTCTTTCGAAGGCAGCAGTTAACTACGCTAAAGATGGCAAAACTCTGACAGATGGATTGAATGAGACGGTTAGCGCTATTCAAAATTCTACAAGCGAAACTGAGGCACTGAGTATTGCTTCAGAAATTTTCGGAAGTAAGGCAGCACCTAGAATGGTTGATGCTATTCAGCGTGGAGCTTTCAGTTTTGATGATTTAGCTTCAGCTGCTAAAGATTCTTCTGGCACTGTTGCAACCACATTTGATGAAACCCTAGACCCAATTGACAAATTAACTCAATATTCCAACCAAGCAAAGGAAGGAATGGCAGAACTAGGAGGTAAACTTCTTGAGACTGTTATACCAGCTTTGGAACCTTTGATGGGAATGCTAGAATCTGCTGTTAATTGGTTTACAAGCTTAGATGGAAGTGTACAGCAAGCTATTGTAATTTTTGGAATTGTTACAGCAGTAGTAATGACATTAGTTGGGGCCATTGCACCACTAGTTATCGCTATAGGAACGATAGGCGCGCCAATTGGAATTGTTGTAGCCGCGATAGCAGGTGCTATTGCGGCTATATCAGCTATTATATTAGCTATTACAAATTGGGGAACCATATCGGATTGGTTCAAAGGTGTTTGGGAAACAGTAGCTCCCTTTATTCAAGGGGTATTTCAAAATATCTCTGACTTTATTATGTCAATCTGGGGAACTGTTTCTTCTTGGTTTACTGAAAACCAAACTTTGATTAAGCAAACCATAGAAACTGTTTGGAATGCAATTTCGGCTGTAATTACAACCGTTATGGGAGTTATACAACCGTATTTACAATCAACATGGGAAAACATCCAGCTAATAATCTCAACTGTTTGGGAGGTTATAAAAACGAGTGTTGAGACGGCTATCAATTTGGTGCTTGGTATTATAAAAACTGTAATGCAGTTGATTACTGGTGATTGGTCTGGAGCTTGGGAAACCATTAAGCAGACGACATCGAATGTTTTTAATGGCATTCAATCAATCGTATCAACTATTATGTCAGCAATCAGTCAGTATATTTCAAATGCTTGGAATGGAATTTCTGGCACATTTAGTAATATCTTGAATGGAATCAAAAATACAGCATCAAGCATTTGGAATGGAATAGAGGATACTATTTCTGGTGCAATTGATGGAGCTAGGAATGTAGTTTCCAATGGGATTAACGCAATCAAGAATCTATTCAACTTCCAGATTAAATGGCCACATATTCCACTGCCTCACTTCCGTGTGAGTGGTTCTGCTAACCCTTTGGATTGGCTAAAAGGTGGATTACCGAGCATCGGTATTGATTGGTATGCCAAAGGTGGTATCATGACAAAACCAACCTTATTTGGCATGAATGGAAACCGTGCCATGGTCGGCGGTGAAGCTGGTGCCGAAGCTATATTACCGTTGAATAAGTCAACACTGGGGGCAATTGGTCAAAGTATTGCTAACACGATGAATACATCGAACAATATCAATGTCAATTTCTCTGGTATTACTATCAGGGAAGAAGCTGACATTAACAGACTGGCCAACATGGTTGGAAATCGTATCGCTGAAGAATTGCAACGTAAAACTAATTTGAGAGGAGGAATGGCATGACAAAAATCAATGAACTTACCATTGACGGTGTGAAAACATCATCTTTTAAGTGTGATGTATTGGTTGAAACTAGACCAAATGTCATTGTCTCTAGCTCCAAGACAGCTCTATTAGAGCATGACGGAATTAGTGGTGCAGTTGTGCAATCGAATAGACACCGTGGGCTAATTGAGAAGCCTTATCATATCACTTTAATTGAACCAAGCGATGAGGAAATTTATCGCTTTTCTGCTCTTTTGAACCGTGAAAAGTTCTGGTTGGAAAATGAACAGGAACCGACTATTAGACTTTGGTGTTATAAGGTTAATAGCTTTGAGATTGGAAAAGATGAATTTGGTGCATGGGTGGTTGATGTTACCTTCATCTGCCACCCTACTAAGTTTTTCAAAGGCACAGACACCCAGACCTTGACTGGGAATGGGGTTTTGAGGGTACAAGGGTCAGCTCTTGCTTTTCCGAAGATTACCGTAGTTGGTCAGAGCGCTGCTGAGACATCGTTTACGATAGGTAACCAAGTCATTAAGCTTGAAAAGCTCTCAGAATCGCTTGTGATGGTCAATGATCCTGACAATCCTAGCTTTAAGACGGCTAGTGGCAAGCTCATTAAGTGGGCTGGAGATTTTATCACAGTTGATACTGCTAAGGGGCAGAATGTTGGTGTGGTATTGGGACCAGGTATTCAGTCATTGAAATTTGAAACAGTTTGGGGGTGGGCATAGTTGCTTTATTTACTTGATAGAGATGTCAAGACGGTTAAATGGAATGGTATTCCGCTACACGAAGCTAGCTCAGCCGTTGTCCAAGAAGAAATTAACGGCGATTTCTACCTGACTGTTCGCTATCCTATCACGGATTCAGGTATCTATCAGCTTATCAAAGAGGATATGCTGATAAAGGCACCGACTCCTGTCCTTGGTCCACAGCTTTTTCGTATCAAGAAGCCTGTAGAGAATGATGATAGTTTGGATATCACTGCATACCATATCAGCGATGATATTATGCAACGGTCTATCAATCCTGTTAGTGTTGTTGGTCAAGGTTGTGCTATGGCTCTCTCTCAAATGGTCCAAAATGCCAAGACGGATCTTAGGACTTTTTCGTTTACTAGCGACATTATGGACGGTCGGACCTTTAACACGACTGAAACAGAAACGCTCTACACCGTTCTTATGGATGGTAAACACAGCATTGTTGGAACGTGGGAAGGCGAGCTCGTGCGTGATAACTTTGCTCTGTCTATCAAGCGTAGCCGTGGAGCTGATCGTGGAGTAGTTATCACGACACACAAGAACCTTAAGTCTTATCAACGGACTAAGAACTCCCAAAGCGTGGTCACTAGGATACACGCTAAGTCAACTTTCAAGGCAGAAGGTGCTGATGAAGAAACAACTATCACCGTGACAGTTGATAGTCCACTTATCAGCAATTATCCATATATCAACGAAAAAGATTATGAGAATAATAACGCTAAAACAGTGGATGAGCTGAGAAAATGGGCCGAGGCTAAGTTTAAGAACGAGGGTATTGATAAGATATCCGATGCCATTGAGATTGAGGCCTATGAGCTTGATGGTCAAGTTATCCATCTGGGCGATACGGTCAACATCAAAAGCAGGAAACACGATGTAGACCTCTACAAGAAGGCTATCGCTTATGAATACAACGCTTTGACGGAAGAGTACATCTCTATCACGTTTGATGATAAACCTGGGGTTGGAGGCTCGGGTGTATCTAGTGGTGTGTCTAATGCTGCTGATGTTATTCTGGGAGTAAATGCAAATGCTCAAGAAGTTGCAGTTGAGAGAGCTATCAGAAATGCCAACCAAGCCTTTGATGCAGAATTTGAAAAGCGAGTCGAGGAAATCAATGACGGTATCGAGCAGTCGAGGGCGGAGGCTGAGCGGTATGCTGATCAGATAAAGACCGAGATTAGTCAGGAATTTGATGCTTTTGAACAAGAGTATCAGGTAACTAAACAAAGTCAAAGTCAGCAGATAGCTGACATCTTAGCAAAGGCTCAGGCTAATACCATTTTGGCTACTGATGCAAAACATATTGGTAATCAAGCAAAAGCAGATGCTGCTAATGTACTATCAAAAGCTCTACAGTACAAAAACGAGGCAATCGCTGAAGCGACACGGCTTGACACGGTCGAAAGACAGGCTACGGAAACAAAGTTGGCAATAGCTAAGAGTCAAGCAATATCAGAAGCAACTAGACTGGTTGAAACTGCCAAAAGCTTATTATCTGGACAGATATCTAATGTATCTACAGATTTGAGCCAAACCAAGGAAGCTATCAAGTTGCTTGCCACAAAGGCAACTGTTGATACGCTGACTGGTCGTGTATCGTCGGCCGAGGCTATGATACAAGTACAGGCTGACCAGATTTCTCAACGTGTCAAAACTAGCGATTTTGACCAAGCGAAACAGCGTATCTCAACAGCTGAAAGTTCTATCATACAGTTAGGAAATCGGGTAACAACTGAGATAAGTGAGACAGTGGCGAAGATACCGACTGAGATTGGAACTAACAATCTCTTCATTCTATCAGGAAGCACAAAGGGCATCTACAAAAGCAATCTGCATCAAGACGTAAAAAGTCTCAGATATGCTTATGGTCCAAAAATATTGATTGATAGTCAATCGACTTACACGTTACAATCCTGGAGCAACATCCTAAATGATTCTAGTTGGTTAGGGTATAGCCAACTGGACTCAAATGGTGTCCAAATACCTAATACTTATGTCACAATTTATCCTGCAAGACTTCAAAAGTATTATAGACGAGACATAATTACTCACAATAGTGCAAAATACATCCAGTTCAGCTTCAGCGACGATGTTTTCGGAGATACCCCAAATCTAAAAATAAAGCTTGAAAAAGGAATGATTGCGTCAGACTGGTCACCTGCTCCTGAAGATGCCGTAGCAGAGATTGAGAATATTAAAACTGTCATCACTCAAACCACTTACGGTCAGGAGCAACTATCAACCAGACTGGCTGAGACGCAAGGTAAAGTCACCATTGCCGAAACAAGCATCAGGCAATTAGTTAATGTTGTGTCAAGTAAAGTCTCTCAGGAAACTTTTGACAATCTAAAAAGGACAGTTGATAGCCAGACCACATCTATAAGTCAAAATCAGAGCACTATTGCTCTAAAGGCTGATAAAACGGTTACTGACCAACTCAGTGAGACAGTTAAGAAGGTCAACGCTGATTTACAAATAGCATCTGATTCAGTTAAGACAAAAGTCTCTCAGACTGATTTTAATGCTGCTGAGGAACGTTTAAGAAACGCTGAAACAACAATCAATGTACAATCTGGCCAGATTGAGCAACGTTTGACCAGCTCACAGGTAGAATCTCTGGTGGTTGGAAAAGGATATGCAACTAGCACAGTTGTTCAAAACTTGGTCAAGGAGACCTCTGACACTTTTAAGAAGTCAATCAGTGAAACAAAGAAACTTATCCCAACTAATTTTGACAATACGAACATATTATCGGTTAGTAACTTAAAAAATGGTTGGTTTGACAACAAAGGGATTCTACAATTGACAACAATGTATGTCAATACTGATTATATTGAATTAGATAGCAATACAAGTTACATATGGCAGACTTGGACAAAATCCAGCAATTGGGCAGGACTAGTGCTATTTGATTCACAAAAACAATACATTACAGGATCATACAGATCAGTTACTGTTGATTCGTATGTAAAACAAACAATAGAGAGCGGAAATGCAAAATATATTGTTTTTTCGTTTGATAAATCAATTCTTGACGGTGCTATAAAATCTAAACTTGAAAAGGGAGCTATTGCCACAGAATGGGTACCAGCTTATCAAGATCTAGTATCTACTACTGAATTTCATGAAGTAGCTGATACAGTAGATAGTCACAAGAGAACAATTTCTGAACAAGGTCAGTCTATTAGTCAAGTGATCCAAACAGCTAACGGACTAGTAACAAAAGTATCTGCACTTGATAAATCTGATAATCTGTTTTCGTTTGAAAAATCAACAAAAGGTTTTTGGATTGACAGAAATGGTTCAGCAATTGCGGGAAAGACTTATTCGCATTCGGATTTTTTAAAGTTAGCATCAGATGGCACTTATCAACTGCAGGTTTGGAATAAATCGACGGATAAAAAGTGGATAGGTTATACAAAATATACTTCTGATAAATCTTACATTTCAGGTAGCTATAGTTCATTTGAAATTGAGTCTAACGGATACAAATTACTAAGTTTTACTAATTTTGATGGCTATCTTATTATTAGTTATGGTAGTTACACAACTGATAATATGACAGGACTTGAAATTCAATTTGAAAGAGGTTTGGTAGCCACAGCCTATAAACTATCTACATTAGACTTTGCCACTCAAACCCAAGTCAACACTCTTGCAGGGTCATGGTCTGTACAGAACCTGAACAGCTCTGGCGACATCTTGTCACAAGCCAACCTGTCATCCGCTGAATTCTTGTTGGAAGCGGCTAAAATTCGTTTGAAGGGCAAGACCTTGGCTGATGAAATTCAAGCGATTGACGGTAGTCTCGTACAGATTACTGGTAAGACATACATCCAGGACGGTGTGATTACATCTGCCAAAATCGGTAGCCTAGATGCTGGGAAAATCACCTCTGGCTACCTAAGCGCGGCAAGGATTGTACTAATAGTATCGATGGTAGTAAGATGGTCTTTGACCAAGCGTTTGTTAATAAAATGACAGCAAACGAAGCCTTGTTTAAGCAGTTATTCGCAAAGAATGCATTCATTACAAGCGTGCAGGCAGTTACGCTATCGGCTAGTCAAATTACAGGTGGATTGATGAGAGCCACGAACAGGGCAATGGAAGTCAATCTTAATGCTGGCCAAATTCTGTACTATACAGATCAAGCTGCACTCAAGCGTGTTTTAAACGGCTATCCTACCCAGTTTGTCAAGTTCGCAACTGGTACGGTTACTGGTAAGGGCAACGCAGGAGTGACCGTAATCGGCTCTAACCGTTGGAACTCAGAATCATCAAATGACGGCGGATTTGTTGGAATTAGGGCTTGGAACGGTGCAAACATTGACCAAATCGATGTGGTTGGAGATACCGTCAGATTAGCAAGTTCAACGTTTGAGTCAGCAGATGGCTGGACTATCAATACTTTACCTGGGAAATTAGACATCGATGCTTTTAATTCAAGCGACAGACCAAGCTCTCGTTTGAGTATAGGGGATGTCAAGCTATTCAGGACATCAACTAGTTATGTGAGTCTGATGGATGTCTTGCATCAATTCAACCATAACTTCAAACATCTTCAAAATATCACTGGTCGGGGTGATGTCATCTTGACTTGGGATACAATAAAATAGGAGGAACTATGACCCAAGAACAACAACTCATTCAAGCACTACGCTTGACAATCGACGAATTGGCTAGCAAGCTAGCAGAAGAATCGACAACGAAGAATCTGCTAGCTGTCCAATTGACAGCTGCTGAACAAGATAAACAGGTCTTGTCTCAGCAAAACAATCAACTGCAAGAGCAAGTATCCGAACTGGAAGCTCTACTAAACGAACAAACCAAACCAGAAATTATTGAACAAGAAGAAAAAGGAGAATAATCATGACTGAAACTACTAACAATACTTTACTCGACTTATCAACTATTACAGAACCATTTGACCTTGCGACTGCATTGCAGTACATGAAGGAAAACGGGGAATTTATTCGCTGTAAAAATGCGACAAATGATTTTTATATGTACCGTGATGTCCAACGTCGACCAGGTATTGTCAACGGTCGTCGTCAATTCGTAGAAGTTGAAACTGTGTGGGCCTTTAACCAGTGGGGCGGAACTACAACAACAATCAATGTGGCAGATCTCTTCAACGAGGAGTTCTACATCATGCAGTTTGATGAAAACGGAAATCCAGATTGGACAGATCCGACATTGCCAAAAGAATAGGAGGAATTCTATTGCCAATCGAACACGCAGAACGAATAGCTCAAAGCCAAGTTGCTTGGGCTATTTTGTTTATTATCTTATTTTTCTTGGTTGTTAGTTATCTGATTAAAACATCCAACAGACGCGAAGCTAAACTGATGGAATTTTACGACCAATCTAAAGCTGACTCTAAAATGAGGGAAGAACGATTGTTGGCTCATTTAGATGCAACTAACACACAATTTGGCAGAATTTCGGACACTTTGGTTGACGTGCAAAAAGAGTTGGTCCGAATGAACGATCGCATGGACAATTTTGAAAGAGGAGAATAATCATGACAAACATTTCAGAAATCATTATCAGTGCTGCCCTCGGAATTTTGACAATTTTGGGAGCTACGCTTATTAGTGCTATCAAGAGCTATATTGTGGCTAAGGGTGGCGAGAAGGCTATCAAAATCGTTGAAATTTTGGCTCATAATGCAGTCAATGCGGTCGAACAGGTTTCTACGGAAACTGGTTTTAAGGGCAAAGACAAGCTAGCTGAAGCTAAGAAAGCCATTTTAAATGAATTAACCAAATACAACATCCACATGACCGATGAAGATTTGACCGTCTTTGTAGAGTCGGCTGTTAAGCAAATGAATAATGCTTGGAAGGAGTAACTATGGGAGTGAATATTGAAACTGCTCTTCGTTGGATGAGCGATCGCAAGGGCCGTGTGACCTATTCAATGGATTATCGAAACGGTCCGAACTCTTTTGACTGTTCTAGCTCGGTTTACTATGCTTTGATGTCCGCTGGTGCTATCTCAGCTGGTTGGGCTGTAAACACTGAGTATGAGCATGACTGGTTGGTAAAAAACGGTTATACACTCATTGCTGAAAATACTGACTGGGATGCTAAGCGTGGGGATATCTTCATCTGGGGCCGTCGTGGACAGTCTGCTGGTGCTGGTGGCCATACTGGTATCTTTGTAGATCCAGATAATATCATCCATTGCAACTACGCACGCAACGGCATTACGGTTGATAACTACAACCAAACGGCTGCTGCTAGTGGTTGGATGTATTGCTATGTTTACCGCTTGGGTAACCAACCCACAACTAGCCCAGCAGGAAAAACTCTTGATACGTTGGTTAAAGAGACTCTTGCTGGAAAATACGGAAACGGAGATCAGCGGAAAGCGGCTCTTGGTAATCAATATGAGGCTGTCATGGCAGTCATCAATGGCAAAGCTACGGCACCTAAAAAAACTGTTGACCAACTGGCTCAAGAAGTGATCCAGGGGAAACATGGCAACGGTGAAGACCGTAAAAAATCCCTTGGTCCTGACTATGACGCAGTTCAAAAACGTGTTACCGAATTGCTCAAAAAACAGCCCTCTGAGCCGTCCAAGGCTCAAGAGGTAAAACAACCCACGGAAACCAAAACAAGCCAAACTGAGACAACTGAGAAAGTCACAGTAAGCAAAGAAGACGGAGACCTATCTTTCAATGGCGCTATCTTGAAAAAAGCGGTGCTGGAGAAGATTCTGGCCAACTGTAAGAAACATGACATCTTGCCAAGTTATGCTCTTACCATTTTGCACTATGAAGGGCTTTGGGGCACTTCTGCCGTCGGTAAGGCTGATAACAATTGGGGTGGCATGACCTGGACAGGTCAAGGCAATCGTCCAAGCGGTGTTACAGTCACACAAGGTTCTGTCCGTCCATCAAACGAAGGTGGGCACTATATGCACTATGCCACAGTTGACGATTTTCTGACAGATTGGTTTTATCTGCTAAGAGCTGGTGGCTCTTACAAAGTATCAGGAGCTAAGACTTTCTCAGAATCTGTCAAAGGCATGTTCAAAGTTGGTGGTGCAGTCTATGATTATGCTGCTAGCGGATTTGACAGCTATATTGTTGGAGCGTCAAATCGTCTGAAAGCCATTGAGTCGGAAAATGGCAGTCTGACACGGTTTGATGCCACATCAAATAATGTCCATCCGGTTGACCCTGATAAAATCTCTGTTGATATTGACGGCATTGAAGTTACGATCAATGGTGTAGTCTATAAGCTAGAAAAGAAACCAGTCTAATACACAAACAAAGCCCTCAGCAATGCTGGGGGCTATTTTCTATTATGATGGACATTTTTGAAAATGTCTGTTGTGATGGAATTTATTTGTTCAAACTTTTATAGTACGCAGTAATCTTTATCACTTTATCAAAAGACATGCTGCCAATGTCAGTCCGACCTTTGACGTAATTTGCCAAAGTTTGCTCTGATATGCCCGTAGCTTGTGCAATTTGATAGCGTGAATGTGTCTGGAAGAAGTTCATCATTTCTTCCTTGGATAATACTTGGATCATAGATACTCCCTATTTGAAAACCAACCAGAGTAGCAATGCAATAAGCAATGACCACACCAAGAAGGCTTTCCAGTCAAAATCATGTTTGTTTACTTTGTATTTTACTTTCATAGCATTTTTTGATAATATTTAAGTACACCCCCGAAGGGGTGGATAGTGATTACTCACTATCCAATTCGAAGTGCCATTCAAGAGTTAGAATGATAAGATTGAGTTTGACGACTACTTTATTATTCTTTATCTTGATTGGCTTTTTTAAGTACCTAAACAT